TTCACCAGTTTTCTTATCTTTAACAGGCTTACCCTTTTCATCAAAGTATCCCTTGTGTGTAGTTGTAACTTGCATTACACCATTATATTGCTTGACATTAGGTGCAATCAATTGTGCGAAGTCCCCATCTGTGGAAATAATAATGTGTTTATCCTCTGGGTGGTTTTGAATCCAACCTGCAATGAGGTCGTCGGCTTCTAGTTGAGGGTTATGCAGTACAGTGCAATTGGTCTTGTTGATAATAAAATCTTTAAACTGATCGAACGTTTCCCAAAATACCTTTTCTTCTTCAGCTTCTTTGGGACTATGTGCGGCTCGAGCATCTGTACGTTGACGTTTATATGGAGCATAATAATCCTTGCGCCAGCTACGCCCCTCGAGACAGAAGATGACATGATCACCTTGGAAATCTTTCCAAGCCTTGCGGACACTGCCCAGCACAGTATGAATGCTCATACCTACTTTATCTTCTAAGCTACCTCGAATAGCGTGTCGAGCGCGAAAAAATGTATTAGCAGTATCAACTAAAATATAAGTTTTACTCATTAATAAACCTCGGTTTTGCCATCGTCACGTAACGCTCTGTTAACATAGCCCGATCCCCGTCGGCTCATATCAATCCCTTCCTCTGCACCAACATTGCGACACAATTCGCTAAACCATTGATCTACAATTTCTTCTTCGCTGTCGCCTGTAAATCCATTAGATTTTAATTGCATCACAAAATACTCGTTCCAGTCAAGTTCAAAAAATCCGTTACGAATATTGTCTTTATTAACATGAGTATCTAGTACCGCAACCCACGGTTCTTTTCTTTCTGTAGCCAATTGTTTAGGACTTAACTTGGCAATGCGTTCAGCCTCTGTATCGGGTTTATTTTGGTCAATGCCAAATATTTTTTTAATAAATTTATTCATTATACTTTCTTCTTTTTTGTAAATGGTGATACGTTCTGGAATTGGCATTTAAGTACCCCATTCGTTTTTAAATAATGGCACTTGTAATCTATCACTATAACGTAAACCTGCGTTCATTGCCATGATAGCCACTGCCCTATTATTCAGTGCGTAAACACTTTCCACGCCGCCTACCGGCATTAGATAAACGTGTCCTTTAAAACCTGCCTTACGATATTCTTCAGTTGCACGTTGAGCATCGGCAAAGTCTTGTTCTGTAGCAATGACAAATTTCAGATATGCAGTACCGTAATTTTCATAATCGCAGACTACTTCGGGCTTAATAGCATCAGCCCATGGCTCGCCGCTACATGGAAGTTTAGCACTGATACTGAATGTAATTTCATGATCTTTAGCACACCCCAATGCGGGCTGTTGCCATGCTGTTAAGAAATCTTTAAAACCCTTGGTCAACCTCATAGTACCATTAGTTTCAAATGTAATTTCTTTCAATCCATGCATCTTAGGATGACTCAATAAATCTGGGTAAGCCTTTTGCCAACCTAGTAATGGCTCACCGCCTGTGATAACAAGATGCTCATCACGCCATTCTCCGTGTGGCAGTATCTCCATGATACGATCTACAATAGCATCTGATTCCATTAACGGACTTAGATGTTTAAACTCTGGCATCCAACTAGCGTAACTATCACAGCCAGTTGACACCAATGGCAATTCTTCATATTTTTTAAATTGTTCAGGGTTTCTAGCAATATGTGCGGCTTCTGTACTAAACGTGCCCCTTGGCATGCCAAAGCCTTGACAGGTAAAATTACAACCAAAGGTTCTTAAAAATACGCTGGGTACTCCCATATAGCGTCCTTCACCTTGTATGCTGTAAAATAATTCTGCTATTTTTATTTTGCTCATATTATTCCTTTAGATGTTACTAGTATACAATAAATATTTAGGCAAGTCAACCAATATATGAATAATTTAAAAACCAAAATTACTTGGCATCTTAACGATTACTGTAAATCAGAATGTAGTTATTGCCCAGTCCAATTAAGAGGTGGAGAACTTCCTCCGGAAACTAAAGATTATTTAAGGGTGGCTAATTCTATTATAGACTCTTATAGGTCCATGGGCAGAACACTAAGTTGGAACTTTAATGGCGGCGAGCCACTAGACATGAATGATATCGTTACGTTACTGAAACTATGCAGGACAAATGGCGAACACATGGAGTTAACTACCAATGGGGGAAAATTATGGATGGATTGGTGGGCCATTGAACCATACGTTGACAAACTAAATCTTACCTACCATTATTGGCAAAATCCTGCATTGATAAAATATATAGTTGATACTTTTCAAAAAAATCAAAAACAATTTCACGTAACTGTTCCAATTAGGCCTGATTATTTTGAAGAAGATATGAGTCGTGCTCTTGAGGCGGAATCTACATTAAACATTAACGTGGGCAAGGCAGTGCTGTATAAAAATGCCGATCGAGCAGGGGGGATGTTCAAATATACTAATGAACAACTAATGATCATGTCGGGCATTAAACCAAAACCTCCTGTTCCTAAACCAGTGATTCAGCCACCGCCTCCACCACCTCCATTATTACAAGAAAAAATTGAATTTGAAACTAAAACATGGGATCAAAGATATACAGAGGTATATGATAGAAATCCCAGCTATACAGGACAGATGTGCAATGTGGGAGTTGAATATCTTATCATAAGCCATCAAGGATGGGTGTCTGGTAGTGAGTGCAATAATCAACCATTGGGTAATATATGGCACGATGGTTGGGTTCCACCAGCTTCACCTCAACAGTGTACCATGAAGGCCTGTATCTATCCTAACGATCAAAAAATTACCAAGTTTAAATCTTAGTATAGTTGCCTTTTCCGGGGATAATGTTTCTTACTCCGCCCACCGGATCTTCTACATCGCCTTCAAATCTTGGTATAAGGTGAATATGCGGCCACTCAACAGTTTGGCCAGCCGCCTTTCCATAATTTAAACCAATATTAAATCCATCCCATTCTCCGGATTTTACCATTGCTCTACCATGTCTAAATGCATCATTAAATGCTTCGCTTAAGATATGCGTGGTATTGTATTTAGGTACAAATAACAAATGGCCGCGGCTGACTGGATATTTGTCTTGATAAACAATAACATGAAAGTCTTCTTGAACAACGTCTGTCCACGGAGCAGAACTGTGGGTCTTATCTTCCGGTAAATTTTCAAATGCTTTCATAAATTTTTGACCATTTTTTAAGTTTGTCAATTTTTGCTAATTTAGCAACACGAAGTTTGTCTAAATCAATTACTTCCATACTGCATAATATATCAATCATAGCCAGCATATCTCCTAATTCTTCTTCTAGATGCTCACGATTAGTTTTTGGTTTTCCCGGTTTAAAATTGTCTATTCCAAAACGACTAATCTTACTCACTGCTTGAATTACTTCTGCGCATTCTTCTTGCAGAATATCCATCACTTCTTTTTCTTTACTGTTCATTTTGCTTTTTCTACAAGATACTGCTCGTTGTGAATCCATTTATTTTTAACAAGGAAACCCCATTCTCTCTTTTGTGGACCGGGCATAAACAAAGTCCAAGGTGTTATCCCTTCGACTAGTTCAATACGGTGATAACTATTAGCACCACAAATCCTAAAATGACCAGGACCACGCCAGTGACAAATCTCACCAATTTTTTTGCCAGTATGGTCAAAAACTGGAACCCATTCATTATAACCGCCTTTGAGAATTAATGTAGCATAGGGCCATGGATGATCGTGAACATCATCCGGATCACCTTTTAAGAATTTATGTAAGAAAATATTGAATGGAAAACGGCTCCTATCTTTTAAAAAAACATAATATCTTTCCAAATACGGATCGTTACTTTGTCGATCCATAATGATCCGTTTACGGCCTATCCGATCTAATTTATTTAAAATCCATGCTGAAAATGAAGTCATATATTTCTTTTTTAGTAAGGGAACATTCTTCCGGTAATGCTAAATCGAACTAACCCTGGGGTAATATTTGTTACCCTGTGCGGAGTATCTACCCTTAACAGTACCCATTTATTTTTTTCGTATACTACCGATTCTAATAGTTTAGATTTTTCTGAATCATAAAACTCACTGACAACATTGTCTCCACCTGTGTCTATCAAATACATTAATTTAGAGATTGTCCCCACATCGGCATGAATAGGCATATCTCCTTTAATAATTTGAAAATCCCAGTGTGCAGATTCACAAA